GGCTGCAGCCTTGTCCATGTCCCACCACGTCTTTGCCAAAGTTCCGCCGTCTGCGTGTTACGCCGTAACAAGAACAGGTGGAAGTCGCCTACTCCCTGGGCCTTGAAAACCACGCCCATGGTGCCGCTCCCTGCCATCATGCACAGCCTTGCCCTGATGTTTAGGTCACCAAATCCGTAATAGGAGAGGTGGGCCTGAGCATCAGGGCTGGTTTCATCTGCCTGTATGAGCACCCTTCTAGTCGGGGCTGTATCCATGCTCCACGCCGCACCCCAGCGGTTGTAGATACCCAGTGAGTCGTCGCGAAAGTCGTCATACCAAACCCACGCATGGTCGGGGGAATTGCGTAGCACCTCCGGAGTCATAACATACTGCTCTGGTAGCACCCAGTTGCCCGCAACATCTTTGAGTCGTCTTGGCGTGAGGTTAAAGGTTGCCTCGCCCCCAGTCATACTGAAGGAAAAGTGCGAGCAAACGCTAAACCCAAAGAATCGTATGCCGTACTGACTCGGATCGCCTTGGAGTACCAGCAGATGCTCCCCGGCAGTAAGCACCACCCGCTTAGCGAGGGTCCAGTGAGTACGTCGGTGCAAAGGGTACCAATCCACAAAGGGTCCGACCTGAATCAGCTCGCCGTTCAGCCAGAGGGGTAGAACCTGTCGATTCCACCAAGGGAAGTTAACTCGAATAGCCAGGTCATACTCGCCAGCTTGTGGGACAGAGAATGAATACTCGGCTCGCCCCTCTGTCTCCCATACGTATAGCGGTGGCGAATCAGGCGGTAAATGCGGCGGTAGGGGTACTTGAACAAGTTCCGGCGCGCGCGGGGAAACCCACCCGGCCCCAATGGTCATCGCGCCGGTTATCGTCCCCTCAGTGCCCGTTTTGCTCACAATCTGCCCGGCAAACTCGGGCAGGGCCGCCTTCTCATAGTTGACTAAGTAGTTTCTCCACACTCTCCCCACTTGGCCGGAAACCTTGAAGATAGGCCCGGTGACTTGTGCTGCGTCCATTCCGTCTTGGTAGTCATAAATGTGCAGCAGCAGATACGGACTCTTACTGTCCTCATCAAGGAAACCCGCCCAAGGAATGAGCGGCTGTGTGGCGTGATGCGCAAACTGCCCCTGCTGCCAGCCCAGCATAGCGAGGAAGGTTGCGCCACTGCCCCTGAAGCCTGTCGGCTTGCGGTCAATACGCCAGTCAAAGCCGAAACCCGGGATGCCAAGCATAATCTTGTCCCTGGGTAGTCTAGTGACCGCATAGTCATAGATTTGCTCCATCCACCACACTGGGCTGATGGGGCCCGGTGCGCTGCCCGCCCAAGCAAAGGCGTAGCTCATGATCACACAGGTGTCAAAGTAAGGCTCCATCCTGCGATAATCACACCAGCGTTCCCAAGAGGGAGCGCTGTCACCAGTCATAGGCGGTAAGTCCCAGTGAACGTAGCGTTGCAATGGGCGGCTCTTAACGCTCTCGTAAATTCGTTTCGCCAGGGCCACCACGCCGTCCGGGTTGTCGTTCGGCCCTTTTTCTAAGTCAATATCAACACCCGCTGCCCACGGATACATGTCTAGAATGCGGTGTAATTCGCTAATGAATAGGTCTTGCGCACCTCCAGCGTTGTCCACAATGGCCTTAAAGCGCGACAAGATGCCATCGTTCCTGACGGTCAGCAAGTGGATGATATGTGGCCAGCGGTTAACTCGCGCTAAGTCAGCGGCCGGGATAGTGCCAACTAACCTGCCGGTGTTATCTGGCACTAGAAAGTCGAACAACCCCATGTGTGTGAGCCGGTCACCATAATCCCACCATTCTTGCCGCGCCCTAGGTGTCTTGAGAAAGTTCCAGGCCATAAAGTCCTTGCCCGCATGTCTGAGTGAGCTCATAGTCTTCTCCCCCCGCCGGCCAGCTCCCATTCTTGAATTTCGAACAAGAGCCCCACCGAAGGCTGTGGCCTAGTGGTCGCTCCCTCTGCCATTAGCTCAACATTGAAACGCGCGTTGCCCGCCGCGCACTGGTGGTAAGAGCCGACATAATCTCGGGTTGGGATGTCGTTGTGGGCAACCCGCCTTTCGCTGGCGAGGAATTCGAGCGTGTCCCCAGCAGCCAAAGCACTGGTGTAGACAAACTGGCGTGTCCGGTAGAAATGCGAATACCGCATCCCCGCCGGTACGCCAGTTCGCGCTTGGGCCGTAATGTCAAGCGCTGTTGTGACTACTGGAGTGCCGAGCACCACGCTCCAATATGCGCCCCGATTCGGGATAATTACGGTCTTGCGCCCCCTGATGACGGCGTTAAAATGCTTCGGCGCTGAGGGCTGATTATTCTCGCGCAGCCTGCGCAACATCTCCCGCGTGGCTGGCAGGTGTCCAGTCAACTGCGCGCCGTCTTGCAACATTAAGTCGGTGACAGTGACTACCCCGGATGCGTTCTCCGCGACAGCTCTTAGGTCAATCCGCCCGACTCGCTTCTCCGATGCCCCCACTTCGATCCTCTTAAAATAGCGCTTCATAGCGGTTACTGCTCAAACGAGAATCTAATCTCCGAGGAATGACCACTCCAGAGCGTCGCCAGCACTCCCCCTTGGAGCATCACATCGGTCAAGTTGACATGGCCACTTAGGTCTTCAGCGCACAGCCGCACATCGACTTTTGCCACCCTTCTCACACCCGATACTGGTATAACCATGACTGCCGACTGCCAAGTCAAATTACACGCCTCCCTTAGACAAGTGAGACAAAATGCGTCTCGCTTGTGCCATCGGTATAATGCACAACTACTTCCACCCCGACTCTGCCTAGCGCTCCAAGCAGCACATTCTCCAGCAACGCTCGTAAGCTTACGACATAGTTCTCACGGTGCGCAGGCCAGACTGTCTGGAGCAAGGTTTTGGAGACTCCCGGCTGCCCAACCGTGCGAAAGGAAGCGGGCCCTGAAAACCCCCGCGTGCCGTCTACTTCCCATCCATCATTGACCCAATAGGCGTAGGCGTCATCTGCGCGAGAATTGAGCAGGTGGTTGAACACCATAAGCTGCGCAATATCCTGCGTACTGATGGCGTCCGCTATTTCAAACTCATCGACCGCCTTTTGCACTGCACGGATGGCGTGAGACAAGTCCTGCCGCACTGTGGCTAGCTCAATCTCGCTGTGCCACGGCGCTTCTACGCTGTAGCGCATCCGGACAACGCGGGTTTTGATATTGATCATGGCCTCTTCGTCGTACACGGTCACGACATCACCAAGGCGAACGGGCTCATCTTCGTGACTCGGGAGTGCGGATAAATCCACAATCCCGCAGATATAGTTTGCCTGTGGTGTGTTCATGGTGGCAAAGACCGCCTCAGCGTAATCCTTTAACTGCTGCGGGTCTGTGAATTCTTCCGCGACCAGCACAGCAGACGGCGGTGGGTCAATGGGACTAGGTACTTCAAGATATGGGATGCCGTCGTTGACGATAGCAATAGTCAGGCCTTTGTGTCCGCGTGCGTACAGCCTGTGCACTGTTTCAACCATGCTGATCTCTGATTCAGCCTTACGCAAGTTCTTGCCTCGCAGGAAGAAAACACCGGTATCCGCGCCCCCGCTCGCAACGACTGAAACCTTGCGGGTAGCCGTGTCCCAGATGATCTCCGCACTAAACACTCGCTCCATCTCGCGGAGCACTTCCAGTCGGTTGCAGCCGCCACCCCAGTGCAGGTTTCGTCTAGCTGAGATAGTTACCGCCCCAGCTGCCCAACCCGAGCCCAGTAGCAGCCAACTTAAAATCTCCGTCACGGACGCATCTACCCATGCCTGCGCCGGCAACTCCGGCATTTTAGTGAGGTCGTGCCACAGGGCCCACGCCTCGACTTCGGCAAATCTCATCCCCTGCTCATTTTCCTTGTTACCTAGAAGCAGCACCCGATAAACTCTCCCGGCGAGGTCAAGTAGTGCGCCGATTGTCAGCTCGGCCGGGACAGGGTGAGGCAGAATGAATGTCAACCTGTCCTCTCCTGCCAGAGTCTGATGGACATAGATACCATACGCTTGGTGCAAAAGCGCTAAGGGGCGCAACTGGGAGTTGACCACCACGGGGAGTGCATGTGCCAGATGCGTGTACCATATGGGCGCCTGCCAGATGTCTGGCCGAATGTTAAATCGTTCACCGGTGTTGTAGCGTCTGCCGGTGTTGTACATCCTACGATCTCCTTAAAAGTACCGCTGGTCGCGGACCAGTAATAAAAGGCGCACCCGGTGGGAAGGTAGCAGGGAGACCGTCAGCGTAGACCATACCCAGCCGGTAGCCTGTGATCCATGCCGCCCCCAAATCCTCGCTCCCCAGCGCTAACATACCTGTATTGCCAAGCCCCTGCAGGCTGGGCGTGGCGTCCTGCAAGCGGGCCAGCCAATAGAGCCCCGGCATGAGTGCTAAACTTACCCCCAGCCACCTGATGCCTAGCGTGCCTGTAGTCACGACCCCGGCGTCAAGCAGAAGCACGCCGGGATACACCGCGCCGCTATCGGCATATACCCCGAGCCGCGCGTTCCCCGTTGCGGCGGTTGTGACGTTAACGGCGATGCGGTCGAAAGACTGAGCAACCGGCACATAAAACGGCAACAGATCGATGTTGTTGGCAGCGGTAGCCAGCGGGGCCATTGCGGCGGCCGTAATGCCCGCATGGTATAGACCGGTCCGCCGATAGCGTAGAAAATCCAGAGCGTCAAAGCGCGTCTTGTCGGTGGCCGACATGAACCCCGCCGCTCCACTGCTTGCTGCCGCATGGGTTCCACCACCGCTGCCCACGTGGTTTGACAGCGGCGATTCGGGCCTAATGTATGTAAAGTCCGCTGTTATGGCCGCAGTTATCTCCTGCTGTTGGGGAAAGACCACTAGCCCCTGCGCTGCAAACAGCGTGTATTCTTCTACTGGTACGACTACACCATTGCGTTTGACCACCGGATGTGGAGTCTCCAACCAGTTGCGTAGCGTCCCTTCGTACAAGCGCCGATGCTGCGCGGGCTCCGGCTGATCAGATACCGCAAGTAGCGCGTGGTCAGTGGCTACTGCTGTGTGCATATCCAAGACGGCCTCCATCTTGTTCACAGCATCTTGTATGCCAGAGATATCCGCGCCGTATATCTCCCGGCTGGTTACTCTCTTAAACGGTGTTGTGGCCATCAAAATCCTCCTCTACAGCCATCTGTTCCGACACTGCACTTCTAGCCGCGACCATGTCGCCCCGCCCGCTGCAGATACCGATATTGAATTTTGGCCCGGCGAGAGCTGCGGGAAGATGGGTCGTTCTAATAGGTGCATCACGTTAATTCGGGACTGCCCCGAAAATCGGAATGCCGTCTTGCTCGCACAGTCCACCTCTAGCCAGTCGGTCGTAGCTAGGGGACCTGTGTAGGTCACGGCATGCTCCCCGATTCGCACAGAAACATGCTGCCAACTGCCTAAGGATATACCCTGCAGTCTGAGGAGCGGGTCAGCGGGCGCTGTACCGCGCTGCGTGTGGGTGTAAGGACTGGTCAGGGCCGTTACCACATCCGGCGTGACGGCATAGGCGAACGGGTCTGGACAGACAAAATCCAGCGTGAACATACCTTGCCGAGCAGTCGTCTCGGCATCCATGCTGTTACCCGCCAACGTCGTAAGGTAGTACTTGGCCGGTGTACTGTCAAAGATGAGGCGCTGTTGTCCTCGCAGGGGATTTATCCATGCTCGCACCCTCTCCATCCGTTCGTGTAGCTCGGCCATGCTTCGCGCTGCCAGCCAACACTCGAGTCTGAGGGTGCGCTCGCTCAGATCTGGGATCATGCGCAAAGCCCCGTGCCGCCCGGGGAGCGAAACTACCTTGTCTCTAGTGCCGGGCAAGATAGATATCGGGGACTTCAAGAGCCGTACATGGTAGGAGGTCGAATGCTCTCCTGCAAAACTAAAGTCGCTCACTACTTACCTGCCTCCTCGGGCCCGAATGCCTGCTTGGATATGTCGATGCAGCTGGCGGCTCACGTTTTCGATGTCTGCATCCGAGCGGACGGTCATATTTTGGACGGTAAACAGGGGCCCGTGGTATGAGGCGATACCGGCAGTGGCCATCGCAGGTGCAGCTACCCCGGCTGCCCCTCGGGTCGGCGTCATCGCTGACACCGCCGGTAACTGCAACTGTTCTAGCTTGGCGTATTCTGACTGGATGGCCCGAACGCCCGCGCGGACGTTATCCACTAGAGACGGACTTGAGCGGGCGAAGGGGTTAAGCCGCTGTAAGAAGCCGCTGATTGTGCCTGTAATGCCTGATACGATTTCTTGCGCCCTGCGGAATGGGGCGGTTATGGCGTCTACTACACCTGCCAAAATAGACCGGATACGCCCGACCAACGCGGTGCAGCCCCCCACCACAGAATCCCACGTGCTTTGTAGCCCTCCTCGTAAAGACGTCATCGCGGTGCTGAAAGATGCGGTGACACTTCCCCACAAATCAGCAAAAAAGGTTTGCACCGTGCCCCAGTTTCTTATTAGTACAACCACACCGGCGGCCAGCAGCGCCACAGCGGCGATGATGAGTCCGATCGGGCCGGTTAGCACCAAAAACGCTGTTTTAAGTACCCCAAAAGCAGTGGTGAGTATCCCGACTTTAGTCGCAGTGCCTAAGAAGAACGCCTTGATGGCCGTCCCCGCGGCGATAATCTTAGGTATGAACGCGATAATCGCGCCTATGGCCGTGGCCACCTTCCCTAGGATAATCAAAAGCGGCGCGGCAACCGCCACCAGCGCCAATCCCCCCACTATAACCCTTGCTGTGCCCTCGTCCATCTCGCGCAGCCTCGCCGCTACAGTCTGGATGAAGCCTGCCGCCTCTTGAAGCAGTGGCAGTAGGACCGCGCCAAACTCGGCACTAATCACCGCGCCGGTTGCCGCTAGCTGCGCCTTCGTTTTTTCCAGCTCGTCATCGACTGCATTTAGCCCGTCAAGCGTGTCTTGGCTGAGGATAAGGCCCAGTTCCGCGGCCTCGTCACCCATCTGCTTTAGTGCGTCAGCCCCACCAAGGATAAGCGGGTTTAATTCCTGCGCCGACTTGCCGAAAATCTGCATGGCCAAACCGTCGCGCTCGGTGGCGTTCGTCTTACTCGCCAGCGCGGCGATCACATCTGCCATCACGTCCTGATTGCCGCGTAAGCTCCCATCCGCATTGGTGACACTGACGCCAAGCTCGTCAAACGCAAGCGCAGCACCAGTCAGTCTATCCCCGCCCTGTTTCATTTGCTCATTGGCCGCGAACATGTTGCGCGTGAGTTTGGCCATCGATCCGGTAAGCACCTCAAGCGGCACGTCAATCCGGCCGGAAGCGTATTGGAATTTCTGTATCTCTTCGGTTGACAGCCCCGTTTGCTTAGCCAGCGTATTTATCTGGTCAGCAGCTGCACCTGACCTTACCGTCATGGCCACTATTCCGCCGAGTGCAGCACCGGCAGCGGCGGATAAAGGCATCATCGCTTGCCCTGCGCCCTTTAGACCTTCACCAAACTTGCCCACTCTTTCAGATGCTTGACGGAACCTGTCGTTGACATCAGCCAACTGCCCCTCTAACGCCTTTAACTTGGAGGTGGCCTCGATGACCTCCCGCCGTATCGCCCGGTACTGCTCCTCGCCTATTTTGCCGTCCGCAAATGCTTTGGCCGCCTGTTGCTGTGCTGTTTCCAGCGTTTTTAATCTATCTGCAGACGTTTTAACCGCATCGGCTAACAACCTCTTCTTCTGGGTGAGAAGTTCGGTGTTTTTCGGGTCGAGCTTGAGCAGCCGCTCAACGTCTCTCAACTCAGCCTCAAGTCCTTTGGCCTGCTTGTTTACACCCTCCAACGCCTTATTTAGCGGCCCGACATTGCCGTCAAGCTCAATCGTTATGCCTCGTATCCACTTGGACATCTCCTCACCTCCTAAAACCGATCGTAGTCGGCTTGTGTAGCTTCACGGGCATCATCTTCGCTGCGGTCATTGCTGGTGGTGATGATGAAGTCAAGGATCATCCCCGCCGTGAGATAATCAAAGTCCCTTAAAGTCAGGCCCGCGTCTATCGCCCGCAGCATGATTAGCTCGGTGGTGAGCTTAAACTCACCCGTGGCAGTTACTTTTTTTTTGACTTGACGGATACGGTGAGCGACGAGAACATCATGTCCATGACTTCGGGGATGATGTCAATGAGCGGGAACTCGCTAAAAGTGTCCAGCCACTCAAAAGGCGGCGGGATAAGTGGGTCTGCCGTTTTTGCCAGCGTCCAGACGAGATTGTAAAACACTTCGAGGTCTAATGCGTTGATGTCTGCAATCTGCCCCTTCACGTCTACGGCCTGTTGCAGTTTGAAGATGTCCTGCACGGCGTCGCGGCCAAATTGCGCCTTGTAGCGCAACATGAAGGCGCCAGTACTTTTAAACGTTACCTGGCGCCCGTCAATCGTTAAGACTTTCTCCACAGTAACCGCCCCTTACGGCGTTAAGTCCTTCAGGTACACCGTCGCAAAGAAAGTGGTATAGCCGGTGTCACCCTCCCTGAGCTTCGCCTTTACGTCTCCCGAACCGATGGCTGGCATTGCGACAATCGCCATTGTGTCCACCTGCGGTTCTTTTGTCGCAGTGGTTGTGGTGCTGCCG